ATTTCAGACATAACAAACAATTAATAAGAAATAAAATTGATGTAGTAAAGCATGTCTTATTTTTTTTTAATTTATATTTATCAAACATGGGTAAAGAACAAATTGAGTTTAATCTTAAAAGAAGAATGTTGACAGAAACAGGATGGGTATACTTCTGTAGAATATGTGGGAACTATTTAAACGAGGACCAATTCTATAAATCTAAATCAAGTCCATTTAAAATTGATACCAAATGTAGATTACATTATACCAAGAAAAATGTTGATGATGATAGTTCAATGAATTATCTTAAGTTGGACCCACTATCAGATGAAGACTTTAAAGGAGCACAGAGACTGCTGGAGACACTTGGATATGAATTTGGTATGGATACACCACCCATATGGAAACAATTCAATATAAGACATAATTTAGATGGCATACAAGAAGATTAATAAAGTAGTTTATTTAAACGATGAGGAGATGGTATGGTGTTCAAAAGAAAAAGAATACATACCAGCCGTTGAGTTTGAACTTGATAAGAACGGACAATTCAAGATGTGGTGCATCAAATGTTCCGTAGCCATGGTTGATGAACAACGTCAGTTATACATTGACTCAGCAAAGACCAGAAAAGATTTTGATATTAAGCAATCAAAGATTCTATTAAGGAATATTGGTTATGACCTTAACAGTGAATTTTCTGTTCACGAACAATTTTTAATCAAACATAATTTGGTTAAGTAAAATCTTATTTGTACCTTCGTGGTATGAAAGACAAGAAAGTTTATTACACCGACCCTGTCTTGGGTTTGCTTCACATCAAGATTCCATTCAAACAATTGTGGGACAGTTCTCGTGATGGGATGGATGTTCCACCAGCAATCAGGTTGGAACACATTCAAGATTGCATGACAGCAGGAAAAGATGTTGATGTCATTGTTGCATCAATCCTCCACCAATTGTGTTTCATGGGTGAGAAACCAAAAGGTGATGTGCTTTACTTTCACAACCCATTTCAATTGAACTAACATGAAGGACATCGTCAAAGAAATTCAGGAAGAAATCAATTCGTTGATGAGTTCCAAAGTTGCTAAGTTCACAGACAAACAACTTGAAAGATGGGCATCAACAGAAACACCGCTTGAACTTGTGATGGAAATGTATCAACTTCATCTTGATGGTCTTTCTGTTAGGCAAGTCTCTAAACAATACGGTTACAGGTCTTCTGACAAACTCACAGAAAAATTTGACAAACATGGTTTGAAATACAAAAAAATGAATTCTCGTCATGGAAATCCAAAATCCAAAAAACCAGTTGAACAATATTCATTGGATGGAAAATACATTCAAACGTTTGAATCTGTCACAAAAGCATCAGAAAGTGTTCAACTTCACCAATCTTCAATCTCATTGGCAATTTCAGGAAAAACAAAAACTGCTGGTGGTTTCATTTGGAAATACAAAAACTAACCAGTACCTTTGAACTATGGACAAACTCATTCAAACAATTCAGGAAGAAATCAACAACATCATGAAGTCCAAGATTGCTCAGAAATCTGACAAACAACTTTGGGCTTATGACAACAAGAAAACTCCATATGAATTGGTTGTCAAGATGTATGCGGTTTATCAAAATGAATATCTTTCAATGAAAGATGTTGGAAAGAGATATGGACTGACAGCCAATGGTGTAAACAAGGCATTTGACTCATGGGGTTTCAAGACAAGAACTTGCCGAGAAGGTCAATTGAAAAATCATGATGACAAAGAATCTGACATCAAAAACGGAATGTCTGAAAAAGAATTCTGTCAGAAATACAACACTCATGAAAACACGTATTACAGATACAGAAAAAATTTGGGAATGACAGGAAGAAAAGAAAGAAGTTGTGAAAATCAAATGGACCTTGACATCAAAAATGGAATGACTTTGTCTGAATACAAAAACAAGTACAATGTTCAAAACAACGCATACTTCTCAAGAAAAAGAAAATTGAAAAAACATTTGGCAGATTAAAAACAATAACATAACTTTGTAACATGATGAACGACAAACAACACTCCGCACTCCAAGAAGGTCAAGCACAACGCAAACGTTTGAACCACATTGTCAAGAAAGCCGTGAAGTCTTCACCTTCCGCTTCTTACCCTCACACTTACATCTACTCACCTCCTGGTTTGGGAAAGACATACACTGTCAACGAATCTTTGAAGGGTCTTGACATTCCTTTCTTTGAGTTGTCAGGAGCGGTGTCAATGTTCGCCTTCGGTGTTTCTTTGGCGACAATCAAGTTCAAGATGCCAAAAGACGCAACAATCATCGTGTCTGTTGATGACTGTGATGGAATCTTGAAGAACGAAGAGAACATCAACATCATGAAGAACGTGTTGAGCGGAAAGAGAATCTTCGCTTACGAGAAGTCTCTTCAGTCTCAAATTGGAAACTTGACTCCTCTTCAACAACAAGCAATTCAGTTCCACTCAACTGATGACCGAATGGGATTCACTGTTCCAACTGACAACATGATTTTCATCTTCACTTCAAACTTCCGTCTTCCTGATGATGATGAAGTGAAAGATGCTCGTGAGAAAGGTGGGAACAAGAACATCTTGAAAGTTCACAGAAACGCAATCCGTTCTCGTTGCAAGACAATGGACTTTGACTTGACCAAAGACCAACATTGGGGATGGATGGCTGATGTCATGTTGAGTTGTGAGTTGAACTCATCTTTGTCTTCTGATGACAAACACATCATCTTGGATTGGGTGTGGAACAATTGGGAGAAGATGACCGAACGTTCCATCAGAACTCTTGAGAAGATGGCTGAGACCATGTGTGAAGAACCCGATGACTACCAAATGTCTTGGGAGATTGACCTTCTCAAATAACGACCTTAAAACCATCAGGGAGTGGTGTCCCTCGTTTCATAACATAGAGTGGGAGTTGATGGTCTCCCACTTTTTTTTGCTTGAAAAATTCACGAAAAAAAATGTTTTCAGATTTGAACCAACCAAAAATTTTGATTATATTTGTAGTATGAAAAGTACGATAATAATTCAGTATAGAAGGAACAAAAGAGTAGTAGAAACAATGGTGGCTCCATTAACCAAACTTGTGGAATTGAGACATCACATCACAAAGATTGAAGAAAACTTAAATGGAAGTGTAACGATTTACGTAACAATCAATATAAAATAAAATGGGACAGACAAAGAAAACATACGCAGAAATGACAATGGAAGAATTGTTGAGACATTATCCTGGTCATGAGGATGATGATTATCAATACGAAGAATACAGACAAAGACAACTTGAATCAGAACAACAAGCATACGAACAACACTTAGCAGACAAATACTAATATGGAAAAGAACACAGCACAAGGAAACCAAATCATTCGTCAATCACAAGTCAAACTTGTCGTTGACTATTTCACCCTCATTGAGAAAAAACCAAACCTCAGTGATGTCATCAAGATTTCTTCAATGATGGAGAAATACATTCAAAATGGTTACACCAAAGAATTGGGTGAATCGTTTTTGAGAATTGATGAACACATCAACACACTCAAGTAATCGTCCATTTGCTAAACCCTCTGAGTGATGCCAGGGGGTTTATCTTATGCCTGATTAATTTGATGGTTTTCCGTACCAAGTAGGTAGGGTTGAGTCAGCACATAACGGTCCCATAGCATTGAAAGATGAACCTTTCCAAGAACCTCTTCCCCAATAGTAAGAGTTGCCAGGCAATGTAATCTGTGAGTTGAACGCAGATTTAACCTGTGGTGGTAATTGACCATCGTTAAGATTTCCGTTGTTGTATTCAGGATACCAACCAGAGCGGAATATCAAATGTCTTCTCATCAAATTATCTTGAAACTCTGCTTGGTTATTAGCATTTGTTTTAAGATATTGTAATGTTTTTAAATCAACTGGTTGTCCCTGTTCACTTCTGTTTTGAACCAAACCAATGTTGATAAACTTCACCCAAAAGTTGTCAAGGGCAAGATAGTAAGCGTAAGCAATCAAAGTTGGTTGAACGTAGTTGTTTAACAACTCTTTGTATCTAACATTGGCAACCAAATCAATTTCATTATCGTGAACCAATTGTTGTAGTTTCTCATACAAGTTTGTTCCAAGTGTTTCTTGGATTTGAATTGCTTGAGCCTGTTGAATGGCAAATCTTAATTCAGAAGAATCCACATTATCTGTAATGGGAGTGTTATCTTTTAATTTTTGCTCTGATATAAAAAGTACGTTGTATAACATGTTAGATAATGTTAGATTGGGTTATTGTTAAATCAATTTCTTGACCAGGATATATCAATTCAAACACATCTTTTAATTCACGATTCATGAAGTTTTGTAATGGGTTGATTGATGTTTTAAGGAATAATTGATAGGCGGTTTGTAATTGTTCAGATGATGATGAAAATCCACCAGGATTTGGTAATCCAATCAAAGAACCGTCAACCACTTTATGACCTGATAAAATCTGTTTTTGGACCAACTCAAATACTTCAGAATAAAAACCTTGTTGTAGGTTTGAACTGATTTGTGTGATGTCAGGTTTTTCATTTGAATCTCCGTAAGATACAATCACCCTACCAGCATTTTCTGAACCCTGATAACGGTTCTCAATGTTCCTTAAGATTTGAGTTTGTTCGTTTTCAGAATCAGGAGCAGGAGTGTTGAAATGTACCCATAGTGAAGGGTTGGCACCATTTATTAAATTGGCTAAGTTATAGACCGTTATTTGGTGGTTTAAACGTATATCATTGATGGTAGATAGATAGTCAGGTGCTCCGTAGTATTCATAACCTGGTTGGAACATACGTAAGTGTATGATTTGTCTATCAGTAAAGTTTGTTGGGTCAAACTCAGAAAATTCAATCATTCCCGCCTTTCTCCAATTTATCCAATCTCTACAATAAAGATATTTGGTTGATGGCATTCCAAGTTCAATTGGTTTGTGAACTCTCATATACTTTGAAGGGATAATATGGAAACCCGCAATACCTTGTGAGCGGTCTTTTCTCCACACAACTTCAAGGAATAAATTTCCTGTCACAATCAGTTCAAAGTATAATTGTTTTCCAATATCATTTAATGTTTGTTTTGAATTAACTTTGTAGTCATTCACATATCCTGCTCCAAAACAGTTATCCACCTTTGAACGAACGCAAGCATTGTGGATTGGAGACATGTCCAATAATCTGTATAGTTCTTCAGGGAACATATTATCAGCCCCCCAACTTACAAATAAATTGTTTCTATTCACAACCTCTGTGAAATTGGTTAGGGTATCTACCGCAAATGTTAGTTTGTCTACTTGAATCATCCTTCGTATATCTTATAAATATCACTCGTTCCTGAGTAGGTGAGTGGTTGTGTTGAGGCTGAGTAATTTACTTGAGCAATTGTTTCATAAACTACATCATATGCTAATGATGGATTAGTATTACCTGAAAGTGAAGAACTCTGCTCCCACACCTTAACATAATACTCACCCTCAATTAAGTGAACATTTGTTTGTCCTGTTGTTGTTGCCCCAGTCAAGAATGCTTCAGGTTGACTTGGGTCTATGATAATACTAAACAAATCGTAACCAGGTGAGTATCCCACACTTGGTGGTATTCTGTATGGTACAAGTCTCCAAACCTCTTGTGAAAGTTTGTGCTTGAAACTGAACAAATAACAAACAGAACCAGTCAAGTTTTTGTTTCTTGAACAGGTTGCGTTTGCGTTGTTATATCCTTCGTTTAGTATTATCATCTTAATTTATTGGTGGAAATGGTGGTGGGACATAATCTCCTTCTGGTAAAGTTAAAATCCAATTCCACTCCGTATTAAGGATTTCTTGTTTATCTTGAGTTGATAGTGTTAAAAACCAAATATCATTAATATCTTTTACACAATAAAAAAATTGATATTCTGTATAATACTGCCCTTCTACTTGTTCGTATTGTTGAGGTGTTAAAATGTATCCTATCATAATTATACTTGTCTTGATAATGTAGTATTAAATGCCTGAACGGCTGCGTAAAGATTTGCTGCGTCTGTATCGCTTAATCCTGTTCCAATAGAACTAAAAGCACACTCTTTAGAGCCAAAAAACGCAGGAGTTCCCGATTGGTTATAAGCCGCTAAATATAGATTTAAAGAACTTAAAATATTTCCAACAGGAGCAATTGATGAAGCGATAATAGAATTATTCCTAAGATATTTTCTATCACTTGAACTTGTTATTTTACCAATAAAAAATCCTGTTGAGTCAGTTATAGTTGTGCTTATTCTTTGAGTGCCGCTGCCATTACCACTATCAAAACCACTTACATTTGATGTCCTCCTTAACAATAAGGATGACGAATAGTTACCTAAAGCATCACCAGCACCAAAATCAAAATCATTACTTACTGAATTATTTGTTCTTGAGTAATAAGATAAATGCCAATTATTATTGGTCAAATTACCAGCCGCATTTAATGATGTATCCATATAAGCACTTGTTCCGTTTGGTAATACACCCGTAGGTGAGAAAGTCCAACCAGCACTAAATGTTCCTGTATAACTTGGTGATTTAAGATTTTGAGCACATGCTGCGGCACTCGCACCTACCATAGGATAAATCGCAACCATACTATTCCAAATACCATATGCCTTCATACTTAATGTTAAAGTATTTACGGCAGTTTTTTCTGTATTACTTAATGTTCCACCCGCAGCATTTACTCTACTAAAATACAGCAAAGCATCACTATCAAATACAAAGGTAGGTGTTGGAGTAGGAGTTGCTGTGTTTGTTGGTGTTTGTGTGGCAGTCTGAGTATTTGTAGGAGTTTGAGTATTTGTAGGAGTTTGAGTATTTGTAGGAGTCTGAGTGTTTGTAGGAGTCTGAGTGTTTGTAGGTGTATTTGTAGGTGTTTGGGTATTTGTAGGTGTTTGGGTATTTGTAGGCGTTACACTTGGCGTTTGTGTGTTAGTAGGCGTTTGTGTGTTTGTTGGGGTCTGTGTAGGTGTCCTTGTAAGTGTAGGCGTAACAGAAGGGGTAATAGATGGAGTAGGCGTTGGAGAAGGTCCAACAGCAGGTTGAAAAGATTGAACAATATCATCTATGGCTCTTTGTTCACCAAGATAATCACTAAATTGTTTTCTATAAAAAACCTGAGGCATTATTTAATTATGTTTTTTAACTCTTCAATTAATTTATTTACATCAACATTACAATCTGTTTCAAACTTGTATGTCTTTCTTCTTTGAATCCTTTTATCTTCTTTACTAAACAATACTCTTAAATGAACATCACAACTTTCCAAATTCATTTCAACAGTTTCAACTGAGTATTCATCAAAGGCTATATCATCAATTCTATACATATATTATCTTGGGGGATACAAATTAGGGGCTGGTTTTGATGCTACATCATAAACAACAGAATTGAATAAAATATTTCCATTAGTAGAAGCAGACCAAGTAATACCATCAATAGAATATGCTAATCTATTTGCTCCTATCCCACCAGCAACC